TTAAACATAATATTCATAATTGCTCGAACTGTTTCAAACCATTGTAAACCAGAGTTACTGGCTAGAATGAGAAGGATTAGACGAGACGGTGTTGAACATTACATAACACTCTTGCCAACCACAGAGGCTTGGGGCGCATTCTTCGAAAAGGTGCGCTGGAAAGCCGCCTATAGTTGGGCAAGAAGTCTTAAGAAAAAGCTCATCCTTTGACCGGGTACGGCAACTCAAATACGTAGTGGGTATGCTTCCCACACTCATGTAAATACCTTACTAGGGTAACCACAAAGTGTCATGATTCCACGTGTGGAGGGGAATCCTAAAAAGGATCTGCCCTCCACAATCTAAGATGTTCACTCCTTAAAAAGTGGGTTTTATTATAATCTCTCTTTTCCTTGAGAGATATATGCACTTACGCTGCCATAAAGGTAATGGAAGCATAAATGCTCTGATTCCCGATAGCGGAATTGGTTGCCCAATATCCGTTGACACAGAAAACAGTGGTGCCAGTCTCCTGGTGGATAGGAAACACCATGTTGGTACCGGCAGGTCCGCTGGGTGAGTAAGCCGTAGTGGCTGTACCCAAATACTCCGTAGCAAGGGTGGTAGAATCAGGTGCTTGTGACAAGTACATGATCATATTCGACCCGTTTCCCGTGTTACGAGTTGAGAATGTGGCAATAACCAGCCAACATCCCCTCGGCACAATAAAGCCGCTTGTGGGACCTGAGGGTGCTGGATTGTTGATGGGGCCAGTCAGTATGCCCATAGGGTTGTAACTGAAAGCAGCTCCAGACAAGTCGAACGCTGTGGTAGCGGTGGTTCCGGAGAAAGCCAAAGGCTTGGAAACTTGCCAAAACGAGAACTGGTAGTTCGGGGGAGGCGTAATGTTTCCACCAGGACGAGGGTTCAACAAACGGACGGAGTAGGTGACCATGATCTGGCCAACCACTTCGCTCGTGACAGGAATTCCATCAACGCAGACGAATAAACGTCCCGCGTCGTAGGTCTTCATATCACCAGCAGGAACGACGGAATTTCGAGTGTATTTTCCACCCTGCATTGCTTCTTTGCAATTGATCACCAAACTCAAAGCCTGGTTGGCCATACCTTCCACGTGGGGCTGGGTAGCGAGGGCTTTGATAATGTCCTGAGGGGGACCACTCAAAGCGTCGTAAGAGTAGGACATAACCACTTGTCCAGCCTTTCCTCCATCGGAGAAAACTGAGACGAGCGGCTTGTACGTGAACTTGAGGGCTAGGAGCTCGTACTTCTCGTACAACTGCGCCATAGGCACAATAAATTGGAAGCAACTCCCCGAAGAGCCTCTTGGGTTGTCAGGATCAACTGGAATTCCAGGTTGAACAACAAACTGGTTTGTGATCTCAAATCCGTTGGAGTCAACTGTGACATTACCAATCATTTCCGTTTCCGTAATGACTGGGTATTGTCCGCCATTAACCAAACCAGGTTGCACCGTGCGGGTTGAACTCTTTGCAAGCTTGATTGTCTTGGCAATCTTAGCTTTAGGGAGAGTCCGCATGGTCTGACCAGCACCGTACTGCTGAGAACCAGAATTGACATTGTTCGTATGGATATTAAAATCCAAGAACCTAGCCTTCTGTCCTTTGTTCAAAGCAGCCCACTCTTTCTTCGGCATGCCTTTCGGTCTTTGGGCTTGGCCCTTCATGATCGAATTTTGGGGTAAGATGCAAACCCCCACAGCCCGGCAATGAGGCTGATATCCCAAGGTCTTGTAGTATCCAATATCCCAGAGCAAGGATTATATTTTTGATAGCTCTGGGTTATGGCGGAGTTCATACTCAAATTGATAAACAAATTCCCAATCTGGTCTATTTGATAACAATCTATAAAGAGTTTTACCCCACGGAATTAGACGAGCCTTACCGTCATAACGAATCTCATGTGAACAAAAAATAAAGGGTTCTCCCCTCTTACTTTTGTTACGATCCGTGATACGAATACCAAATTGACTGTAATCTCGATCTAGGTCCGATTCCACGCAATCATCACCCATAGTGACAGCCCATGATAGCTCCAATTTGTCCAGCCTTAAAGCCGCTAAATGTGCTAACGTGATCCGTCCCCATGAATTATCTCGCGCTGTCGTAAATCTTCCTGATTTCCAAACCAACCACTCTCGGCCTGCTTCAGTTTCGAAATACACTTCTAAGAGTGTTCCGTCTGAGAGCAACCAAGGAGTCTTATACGAAAGATAAACGTCAATTCGCATAAGCTCTGCGCGGCAGGAGTCAATGTGATAGGCTTCAATTGTAGCTTTTGTAACTAAATCGATAACCCATTGCCGTTGGCTCCAGTCATAGCCTGAACCATCATTGTCTTCTCGGCTCTCGCCTAAAGAATCAACGTGCTGATACAAATCCTTGACCATTTCATCAGTAAATCCAATTCCAGGTTTCACTGGCAAAGTCCGCCAATTATCAGCCTCGCGATTAATAACGTTTCCGTATAAAACGCGAGTGACTAT